CTTGCCGTCCGCATACTGTGCCATCCCAAGACAGCCGTGGTTGTGCCCACAACCATACATACAGTTATTTTTATTACTGCATTCCTGCTCTAACCAAATGGGCGCGCCCCGCTTGCGCTGCGGGCGCTGCGTGCGCAGCACCTGATGCCATCCATCGTCATCGCTGACAACGGCTGCGGCGGCGGCGTGTGTCGAAGCGGGCCATTCGACCCATCCTTCCGGCGTCCACTTCTTGCCCTGGTTTTCAGTGCCCTGTGCAATTTTAGCGATGAATTTGGCGAAGCCGCCAGGGGGAAACTTCTGGGGGGCCAAGTATAGTACACCCATGTGGTCGGGGAACACCTGGAGGTATGGTCGTGAATACATGTATCTTACGAACCCGTCTAGGTCCATTTCTCGCTCCGAGCCGCCTTCTGTAAAAATGATGTTTCCGTCGCGGAACCACACCGGACTCTTCAGAGCATCAAACAACAGCTTCCTGATGCTGCGGTGCACCTGGAGTTTGGGCGTTTGACCCTGGTGGGACTTGCGTCCCTTTTGGCTCTTTTGAGCCTGGGGGAACTTGCGTCCGTTATTTTCAGATGCTACGTTAAACGACATCCAAAAGATTCAAATTATAAGGAATCTATTAATTCTAAAAATTTCAATTTTTTTTTCTATTCGTGATGCCACAACACCCTGACATTAAGATGGCGAAATATTATTACGAAAGTTTGAAAGCAGTTAATTGGCAGCACAGTTTAGCTCATTATCATATCCTTTTATATTGCGTTATGGTAAATACAGTTTCAAACAGGGAATTTTGTTCATCAATTAATTTCCTATTTAACAGCAAAGTAAACTGATCACATTGTTCATTAATATCTATATGATCATCATCGATACGATATATAGGCCTTTCGGTCTAGTATTAAAATAAATTTCAAACGGAGCCATCGCTTGTTCACAAGCTCTGTATCCGTTTGTTGAACAATACCGACTTGCCTTGCGGACGGCCCTGAGGACGAGGCAGGCATTGGTTAGTATTGGTGCTTCCAGCACCGCCCAGTAATGGACCACTCGCCACACCCTTTTTGATAGCATGAGGTGTATCCACCGTGGTGGATTCCTCCGGGGTAGTTCTGAGGGTTGGGGCAAAAGGGGCCTTTGGGGCACTTCTCGTGGCACCTAACCAGGATGTACGTGTGAAAGTACGTGCACCCCCGGAGATGCTGCTTGGGGTCCGTCGTATTGCACTCGGGGCATTTTTCCTCATTTTCCTCCTTTTTGGTCGTTTGACCATTATATCCAGTATTACTGGCGGTACTCATACTAAAAAGATTCAAATTATTAGAAACCTATTAAATGTAATAATTTCAATTTTTTTATTTATTTTTATTTTGAGATAGAAAAAGTAATACTTTTATGCAATCATGATTGCATACAAACTAAGTGCAATCTCGATTGCTTTTATGCAATCATGATTGCATATAATCTGGCTTGTAGGCTATTTTAGCATAATCTGATACCACCCTTTCCATGAAATATATTCCATTCCAATAAACTGATATTATGATAAAAAGGAAGCTAAAATAGTTAAAATAGGTCATCATAGCGGTATCATATTGTTTAAAAAAATAGAGCAAACATATGGTAACATTCGATATACATCCAGGGCATCTTATCCATAAATTAAGTCTAGTATTTATTTCCTTTTCAATATATCTATGTATTAATCTATTACGTACTAGGAATAGAAGAAAATAATCTATACCACCAGGTAGCCCTGTAGTAAAGAAGATAGCATGACCCATAATAGCACCACAATCAAAAAAAAGGGTTAATGGCAAGGTAAAAAATATCATAATAATATGATGTAGCCAATCTTCATAGCGTAATTTATAATAATAGACTGCCATATGATAAAAGTGTAAAGCGAACACTATATTCATAGCACTATAATTTTGTGGATATTCCCCAATCGAGTTAAAGTTAGTATAACAATATATAGTATCGGGTAGAGTTTGATATACCATAATCATATTAGCCATAAAATGATTACAGTAATATCTACCTTGAATATTTATAAATTTAAGTAAATAATCTGACAGTATAAAAAATGTAAAATAAGCTATAATATCTAATATCATTATTAAAATGAATCAAGATTGCTTTATCTCTTTACCATAAATTGGTTCGTTTTTTGGGGTCTAGCCACATTTTAGATATAGTTTTAACATTAAATGCTTTATAAAATTCGTCAAAATTTGATAGAATACTATTAACTCGATAAATAGGAGGTGAATGAGGGTCTGTTACTAATCTTCTAAGAGTTTCTTCTCGTCGTGTTTTACACCTCCAAATATTAGCAAAACTCATAAAAAATCTTTGTTGTTGATTAAATCCACCAATACTTTTATTTTCTATTGGGTGTATTTTTAAATATTTAATCAATGAAGAAAATGCAATTGACACACCGCCCAAGTCAGCAATATTTTCACCTAGAGTTAATTCTCCATTTATAAATTCACCTTCAATCATTAATGAATTAAATTGTTCTTTTAATAAAACTATTTTGCTTTTATATCTATTCGTATCATTTGCTGTCCACCAATCATTTAAGTTTCCCTTAGCATCATATTTTTTTCCTTGATCATCAAAACCATGAGTCATTTCATGACCTATCACTACGCCAATTCCGCCAAAGTTTACAGCCATATCATATTTCAATGAAAAGAAAGGTTCTTGTAATATACCAGCAGGAAAAACAATTTCATTATAAGAAGGAGAATAATAAGCATTTACATCTTGTGGATTCATAAACCATAAACTACGATCAATTTCATTATATAATTGTGTCAAATCAAAATCATTTTCAAATTTCATACTATTTAAAATATTTTGTAAATAACTATTTTCTTTCTCAACATTAACTTTTTCAAAAGTTCGCCATTTATCTGGATATCCAATTTTAAAATTCATTTTATTTAATTTATCTAATGCTTTTGTTTTAGTAGATTCTTCCATCCAATCATTTTGTTTTAATCTTAATTCTAATTCTGTTTTAATAAATGTAATCATATCAATAACTTTATTTTTAGCTTCTTCGGAGAAATATTTTTCTACAAACATCTTACCCAATACCATACCTAACATTTCTTGAACAGTGCTCAATGACCTTTTCCATAATGGTTTCATAATTTCTGTTCCAGATAATTCTTTTGAATAGAAATTAAATAACTTGGATTCAGTTTTAAGATTAATATAACAACCCATCTTTCTCAAGTATAACCAAGTATAGTATTGTTTCCAATTCTCTAACGGTAATTGGTCCCAATAACATGCATACTTTTCTAGAAAAGTTGGATTAATTAGATTAATTTTTTGAGGTAATACATTTATTTTATCTAAAAATTTTCTTGTATTTAATTGGGGTAATAATCGATCTAATGTATCTATAGTACATAGATTATTCATAATCAATGGGTCTCTTTTTTGAACATTAGTAAAAGTAAATTCAGCTAATAACTTTTCTAATTTATAAATTTCATCTGTATTATAATTTCCAAACAAGTCCATATATTCTTTCATAAATTTTTTATATTTTTCAACAATTGATTCTTTATTTTTGTGAAAATAATAATCTCTGTCAGGTAAACCTAAACCACTTGAACCTAAATGTAAAATATTCATATTAGCATCAGCAAAATCATTATAAACCATAAAATTAACTGGTGTGGATATTCCATATAGATTATATTGTGTTAAAATAAAATCACCAAGTTGTTCCTTTGTCGTAATAGCCTCCATACGTTTTAAAAAATCAGTAACTAGTATACATGGTTCAATATAATTTCGACTTTCATCCATAGCTTGTTCATATAAAGTAACTACTTTACTAAATTCTAAATCAGTAGAATTTAAATTAGTTGTAATCAAGTCATTTAGTTTTTTTAAATTTTCATCATGTAAACAATTAAATGTTCCCCATCTTTGTTGATCACTTGGTATAGTTGTCACATTTAACCATTTATAATTAACAAAATCATAGAAATTATCTTCCGGACGAGAATCTGACACACAAAAATTCATTATATATTAAATAATTATATATAATTAATCTATAAATATGTTATTTTATTCCTATATATGCATCACGCTGATTAATACATATTATTAAAAACTAATAGTGGTATCCATATCAAAATAGTCTGAGGTTTTTTCAGTATCCATTTTATTATAATTTTTTTTATTATAATTTTTAAATCTAAAATTAGCTAGTAAATCTAATGGTATATTAGAATTTTCAACTAACATATTATAATTAATGCTTACATACAAAGAATCATTATTTCCTTCAGAATTAGTATAATGAAAATAACCATCTAAAAAATTATTTAATGGATTGACATAATCGCAATCTGGATTGCAATCCTGATTGCTATCCTGATTGCTATCAATATGTTCATATTCATCCATCGTTTCAAATATTTGTTGTAATTGAGTATAATCATATGCAATTAATTTCATATTTTCAAAATAAAATCTCCAATTTTCAGTCAATTCTCCTTGAATAATAGTATCAGTTGTATTACAACTAAAATATATTTTTTCAATTAACATATTATCTACATTAACTTGATAATTTGACATTGCATTGGTTAATAATTTTCTCCAAATTTTAAAAGGAATATAATCATTAGTCATATTAAAAGTAAATCCATATTTACAATATTTAAATTCCGAGTATAGGGGTTCAAGTTTTACCTCAAGAGCATTTTCATAACCAACCTTTTCATGACAAAGTAATAATAATTGGTCTTTCCATTCTGGATAAGTATAATCTAAAAGTGGTGCTATTTCGTTAAAAATAGTATATTTTTTTAGTTGTTTAAAAGTTTTATGTAAATCTGTAAAATCATGTGGAATATCATGTGTTTCTACGAAACTTTCTATTTTTTTAGTTTCTATATTATAAAATGGGTGATAGTAATTGCAATATGAATTGCTATTCTTACTAGTATATGTTGCCATAGTGATATCTTTAAAATCTTTTCCAGTTAACATACTATCAAAAATATTATTATATGTATTAGACATGTCATGAGCTTGGAAAATAATATTACAGTCTACCTTTTTGCTAACATTTTCACAACATTCATATACAAATTCTCTAATTTTGTTAGTTGTATCAATCTGTAATACATTTTTATCTACCGTGTAATGAAATGAATGATATTTTAATTCATTATCCTTACAAAAGGATTGTAAAAAGTATGAAAGTTCCGAGTAGTTTTCTTGTTCTTGATAATGGTTAACAAAAACAACATGAATGGTATTATTTTGATACAAATATTTGAGAATAGATACTAAAGCCATTGACTGTATGTCTCCAGTTATACTAACTATAATATCTTTATTGAGTAAATGATTAGTATCACAAAAGCCTTTTACCTTTCTAACCAAATAACTATCCATATCAGTAAAATCCAATTGATATGTCTCATCTATACTTTCTTGGCAATCTTGAGCAGTTGCAGATTTACTTAAAGTATTGTAAAAGGCGGTGAAAACACCAGCCATAAATGTTACATATAAAGATATAACATAAAATGATTCCATTATATAATAAGATTAAATATTTCTTTAGATACAATCATAAATACAAAGCAATGTAAACAATATTTTTCACATTTGATAATTATAAAAATCATAATTGTTTATATAATCAATATAATTATTAGCAAAATTTGCCATAATAATAATATATGTATTCTGAATAGTTTTATTTTTATATAAATGAAAATTATGATCTAAATAAGTGAATTCATTTTTGGATATCATTCTTAATCCTCTAAAATATATACTTGATTTCATAGTATTAATTATTTCAAAATCACCATAATCTATATTAGTATTATTATTTTTCATATTATTATTTGCCATTATTTCTTTACCATTTTCATCCCATATAGGAATAGTAATAATAAAAGCTAGGTTATCAGTTGAGTTTTGTAAACTATTTATTATTTTATGAACTCCTTTTTCAATTATATCAGTTTGATATGGTGGATTAAATGAAAATGTTCCTTTTATTAATTGTGTATTAAAAAAACTACCAATAGAACCAAAGAAATTCTCCATATCATAATAAAGCGAACAATATATACTGCTTGATGTGTTTATGGTTGATGCAAAACATTCTATGCTCAAATTCAAATCATTTTTCATTTCATCCAGCACATTGGGTAAAACTGCAAGTTGGTTATTATTAGACCCTAGTAGTTGATACCTAAACAAAATAACCCAAATATAATTATCTAGATTTATTATATGTCCACTATATCGATTAACCATATTATTATATTCTTCAACAGGTATAATAATATTATCTAATATATTTCCCAGTCTTATATTATTAATATATAATTTACATTTGAAAACTACTTTAAATTTATAAAAGGTTATGTTTTCCCCATCACGTTTTTCAGTAATAGTATGTTTTTTTATGGAAAAATTATTCTTGTTTTCACTATAAAAATCAGATTTTTTATAAGTATTTAATTGGTCAAGAATTAATTGATATGAATTTAACAAGTCAGTTATAATATTATTTATTTTTTCTTCTTGATGTTCTATATCATGAATTGAACAATAATGAAATAGAGTATTTTTTAATGAGTCGGTACAAGTTGGATATGTTGGGAAAAAAGCATCATCATTAAAATCGTAATCAGAATAAAGTGTAAAAAACCAAGAAGCTAATAAATTAGTAACTGTTCGATTAAACGATTTTTTATTTGTAAAAATTTTTTCGTCTAGTCGTGATACACATGAAATAATAAAACTTTTTAATAAATTACAGTATATTTTACCTCTATATGTTTCTAAAATAATATCAGGCAATACATTACTTTTTTCAGAAAATAATAATTTATAATCATTCGTTTCGATCTGTTTCATATTAAAATATATAACAATCTTTTGTTTAACCATATATGCAATAATCTGGAGCACATTGTATTATAAAAAATATTTTTTCTAATTTATCTTAGATAAAAATGAATCTTAACCATGCTGTTATAGATTCTATTACCAACTGTACATTAAATTTTAAACAGTTCTTAACAATGAAAGATACTATAATTTGGAAAAATTGTAGTGATTTAACTATTATAATTAAATCAAAAATCAATAAATTAATTCTAGAAAATTGTAAAAACATTAATATAGTTATGAGTGATGCATTAATAGGTGTTGAATTTACTAAATGCCGAAATGTTAATTTGAAAATAAAAAAACACAAAAATGTGAATTGTATCGAATCTTTTCGTTCAACAGTTAAATTAAATGTTTATAAAAAAGACAGGACTAATATAACTTTCTTTTCAGAAAAGAGTAATATAACATTTATCTAATAAATGGAACTAATATCTTCGTTTATTAATAAAAATCCTATATAGGGTATTATCTTTATAATTTTGTTTAATTGTAATAAATGCATCTCCGATCGTATTTTGATAAGCATCTGCTAACTGCTTAACAAATACTCGATTCAGTAAAAATCGTGATTTGGAAAACTTAAAAGTTTTCCCATTCTCAACTATTTCAATAGTATCATCTGATACATCAATATCTAGTTTATATCCACGCCATCCAACTAGATATTGCATATTGGTAGCAATGTCGTCAACATCTTCTGGTGGGATTTGACACTCCTCGATCAAGTTATATTGGGCTTGTGCGAATGCCTTTTGATAGGAATTGTTCTTTTGATAGGAATTGTTCTTTTGATATGTTCTTTTCGGTTGGTTTGATGCCATTAATACTATAAAATAATGTTTAATAGAATCAAATTATCAATTTTTATTTTGAGATAGAAAAAGTAATACTTTTTCTATATACAAACTAAGTGCAATGCAATCCTGATTGCATTGCTTTGGAAAGAAAAGAAAAAAAATCTTTTTTTCTTTCCCCAAATCAATTTTTATTAACACTCATAAAAACGTTGCTTTTATGACATTTATATTATAATATATATATAATGTCTATATTAACAACAAATTTAACTCCAATCTGGACAGGAAGTGAATTTACTAATAGTACTGCAGATACAAATTACAAGTCCAGATGGTCTGGAATATATGAAGATTATATTATCATAGGAGGCAACAATATTACATTAGATATTGATAGTGGGATAACCGCTGGGGCTGCTTTTATTTACAACAAAGTTGGTTTAGACTGGTATCAACAAGCGAAATTAACACAAGATAATCCTGTTGAAAACAGTTATTACGGTGAGAGCGTTGCCATAAATAATCAATATGCTATAGTTGGTTCTCCAGGAGAAGTAAATGGTTCTGATACTGGTGTAATATATGTTTATAGTAAAAATGGAACTAATTGGGATATCCATGCAAAATTAACCGGAAGTTCTGGCAGTGATAATGGTTTCGGAGACAATGTAGCTATAAATGAAACAAATAATACTTTAATAGTTAGTGCAATCGCTGATGGGTCTTCTGGTAAATTTTTTATCTATACATTAGCTGGTACTAGTTGGAGCCAACAAGCATCAATAACTGATTTTGCTGGAAGTCCATGTAGTATATGCGAAGAAACAATTCTTTTGGGTGCTCCAGATGTAGGCACTGGAGGCACAGCAAAAGTCTATACAAGAAGCGAAAGTTCATGGTCTTTACAAACAACTTTAACAAAAACATCACCTGTATCTGGTGATAAATATGGTTCTAGTGTATCTTTATCAGGGGAATACATAGCCATTGGTGTCCCTGGTGATGATAGAACTGGTTATACTAATTCAGGTTCAATTTATATATATAAAAAAACAGAAACAACATGGGAAGAACAAGCTAAATTAACTGCATTAATGACTGAACAATATATATCTGGTAGTTTTGGAACGAGTGTATCTTTGAAAGGACACATGTTAATTGGAACAAGTTCTGGAGGGACTCTAACAATATATAAAAGAGATGGTATTAGTTGGGATATTGTAGATACTATTTATAATAATTCTTCCTCTACTGGAAAATATTGGACTGAAGCAGCTTTATATCATGAACATTTGCTAGTATGTGATTATCTATTAGGTCAACATTCTATATATCATATAAATACATTATATTATCCAGCAAGTTTAAAAGAAGTAGTTAAATTAACTGCTAGTGATAAAGACGAAATTGAAGATGAAAATTATGGTGAAACTGTAGCAATTGATGGTAATTATGCAATAGTTAGTGCGTATCAACAAATGAATAGAGGATACAGTAACGTCGGTGCAGTATATGTTTATTATAATGATAGTAATAATCGATGGATCGAACAAGCAAAAATTACAGTTGATGATTTATTTGTTCCTGAAACAGCTGAATATGGAATGAAATTAGATATTTCTGGTGACTATTTTGTTGTATCGGCAAGATTAGATGATATAGGATATGATAATACTGGAACAATATATGTATATAAAAAAGATACATTGACTGGAACATGGGGGAATTGGATAGAACATGCTAAATTAACAGCAAGTGATGCTGATGATGGTGATAACTTGGGTTTTGCTTTATCTATAGATGGGAAATATATTGTAGGTGGTGCTGTTTATGCTGAACAGGATAACGGATATAACAATAATGGTTTCGCATATGTATTTGAAAGAAAAGATGATAGTTGGACAGAAATTGCTAAATTAACACCAACTACGCAAAATGATTTCGGATACTTTGGACATATGGCAAAAATATCTGATGATTATATAATTATTGGTAAAGCAGGAGATGATTTAAATGAACCTTATACTCAATTAGGTGAGAATTTACCAGTTACTGGAACACATTGGGGTAAGTTTGATACAAGTAGTGCATTAAGTTATGATGGTGAATATGTAGCGATTGGTAATGTTTATGCTGATGGTGGAGGTACTGATAAAGGGGAAGTATATGTGTTTAGGTACAGTGGAGGTTCATGGTCTCAGATAGGAGATACTCTTGTAGGTGCGGCAAATAATGACCAATTTGGTCAAAGTGTTAGTTTATCATACGATGGATTAACATTAGCAGTTGGTTCACCATATAATATAGGTAGTGGCGCGAGTGATAATAATCAAGGACAAGTTCAAGTATATACTTATAGTGGAGATAGCTGGTCACAAAAAGGGAGTGATATAGAATCATCAATCGATTCCAGTTTATTAGGATGGGATGTAAAATTATCTGACGATGGCGATATATTAGCAGCGAGTGCTTATACTAGTGATTATGGTTTGAATGATGCTGGACATGTAATTATATATAATTGGTCTGGTTCTGCTTGGGTTCAATTAGGTGATAGAATAGAAGGAGAAAAAGCAAGTGATAATTCGGGTATATCAATTGATTTATCCAGTGATGGTTTAATTATTGCAATTGGTGCAGATTTGGCAGATTCTTCAGTTAGTAATACTGGGCATGTCAGAATATTTGTATGGGATGGAAGTGCGTGGGTCCAAAGAGGAGATGATATTGATGGAGCAACTAGTAGTGATCGTTTTGGACATAGTGTTAGTTTATCTTCTGACGGAACTATCATAGCAATAGGTGCTTATGATGGCCCATCAAATGCAGGTAATGCAAATGGCTCAGTTCAAGTGTACAAGTGGTCAGGAACATCATGGGATGAAAGAGGTAGCATTTTAAGTTATTCAGTAACTGCAGTTGCTGATTTTGGTAAGTCTGTTTCTTTATCAGATGATGGTAATGTTTTAGTAATTGGTGTACCTGGAGATGATTCGTATGCAACTGATGCAGGTATTATTTATATATACAAATGGATTGGAGATTGGACACTATATATGGATGGTATAACTGGTAGCATTACAAATGAAGATTTAGGTTATCATACAAGTATATCAGGTGATGGTAAAAGAATAGTATTAGCTCCTGGTTATACTGGTGTATTATCTAATCCGAACGGAATTGTTTCTGTTAGGGTATATGAAGATTCCATTACCGATAAGGCTGGGTCGGCTCTTATATTTAAAAAAGAATTAACAAATTTTACATCAATTGTCAAATTAACACCTGACGAAACTATATCAGCTAATGATAGATTTGGTAATCCAGTAGCAATCGATGGAAATTATGCTATAATTGGTTCATATCTTTATGATACTAGTGGGTATATAGATACTGGAACAGTTTATATTGCAAAATATGAAAATAGTAGTTGGTCAATTATACAAAAAATAGTATCAACTTTGTCTAATTTAGATAATACAGAATTTGGGTGTTCCCTTGGTTTATCGGGTGATTATGCAGTTATTGGTGAAAGAAATGGTGATATAGTAGATTATAATGAAAATAGTTATACTGATGCAGGTGTAATTAATGTTTATAAAAGAGATGACACTACTTGGATAAATCAAGCACGATTAACTGCAAGTGATGCATCAGATAATGATACTTTTGGTTACTCTGTTGCAATAGACGGTGAATATATTGTTGCTGGTGCTATTTATGCAGATCTTGTTTATAATAACGAAGGTTTAGGCTATATATTTAAACGTAATGGAACTAGTTGGACAGAAGAAGCCAAACTAACTATAAGCACGTCAACAGAAGCGGATTATTTAGGAGCATCATGTGCTATTTCAGGAAATTATGCAGTAATTGGAATGATAGGTTCAGATAACAAATATGATAATGATGGTTCAGTATATGTATTTTTAAGAGATGGGAGTGATTGGACTGAACAAGCTAAACTAACAGCAAGCGAAGCTCATATAGATGAAAATTTTGGATTGAATGTATCTATTGACAATTCAACAAAAACGTTAGTTGTAGGCTGTGAATTATCAGAGAATAGTGGATATCCAAGTAATACGAGCATTGGTAATGTTTACGTATTTGTTAGAAATGGAACAAATTGGTCCGAACAAGCTATTTTAACAGCAAGTGATGGTAATACAAATGATTTATTTGGGTCATCAGTTGTGGTTAAAGAAAATATAATAATTGTTGGAGCCAAAGGTTATGGTGAACCACAATATAATAGTGCTGAAGATGGTGCAATATATGTTTATAGCAGGATAAATACAGCATGGACAGAAATAAAAAAAATAACTGGTATATCAGATGAAAACTTTGGTATATCAATAGATTTAGATATAAATGAAAAAAATATAATAATAGGTGCAAATACAAATAGTGAATATGAGAGTAATAGTGGTGCATCTTATATATATAGCTATGATATAGGATGGGAAGAAATCGCAAAATTAACAGAAACAACACCCGTAAATAATAATTATTTTGGTCAACAGGTAGCAATTGATAGTAGTTCTAATACAGCAATTGTAGGTGAGAATAGTAATGGTACCAATCATTTTGGTTATATTGATGCTGGAGCTATTTATGTATTTACTAAATCTACTATAACAGAAATAGAACACAAGTTAACAAATCCGACTCTATCAAGTTATGCTGCATCTGATTTTTATGGTTGGTCTGTTGCGATAGATGGAGATTATGCTATAGTAGGTGCACAAATGTATAATAATCCATTAAATTATTATCATAGTTATGGGGCCGCTTTTATATATCATTTTTCTAACGATAGATGGTACGTACAAAAAACAATATATGGTAATAGTAGTAGTGGTAGGTTTGGTTATTTAGTTCGTATATCAAATAACATTATTGGTGTACTTGGTGATATTTCAAAGAGTTTTTATATATACACCAGAGATGGTACAACGTGGACAGAACAAGCAAAATTAACCTATCTCACTTATAACTTAGCAGGAGCTGATATAAATGGTGATACAGCCATTCTGACATATAGTGCAAGTTTATCAAAATTAATAGTATATGTTAAAAACGGAACTAATTGGGATGTTCAAGAAACTATATCAACCGGTAGCAATTATGGATTTAATGCTAAAATATCTGGCGATAATATAGTAGTATCAAGTGCTTCGGATATAAAAGTATATAATCGTTCTGTGTCAACATGGTCTTTAGTCCAAACCTTATCTGATTATGATGGCCAAATTATATTTAGTCTAGGTAGTGTTCATTATAATTTTGTATCTATAAATAATAATTATTTTGCTCTAGTTTCTGCAGGGTACAATGTGCTTGTAGCAAAAACAGCATATGTGTACTTTTATGAAAATAATACTTGGTATTTACAGGCTAAATTAACTACTGGTGATACAAATTCACTATGGTCAACGGGACATGATAGCATAGCAATAAATGATAGTTATCTTATATGGGGTATGGGTAAAGCAGACTCTGTAGATGATTTTCGTTCAGTAGCATATATATTTAAAAGATTTGGGACACAATGGAAATATCTAAGAAAAATCACACCAAGCGAAACTTTAGATAGTTCAGATATAACTCCATCAATGTTTGGGAGGCAGGTCGATATATCGAGTAATCAAGCAATAATTGGGGCACCATATTCTACTATAGACAGTGATACTTATATAGGCCAAAGTTATATTTATGATCTAGAAGCTAATAAAGAAAGTTGGTCTGAACAAGCTAAATTAACAGCAAGCGATATGGCAGAAGGAGATGCTTTAGCATCAGTTGCTATACAAGGCGATGTAATAGTAGGTGGTGCACCATATGCTAACGCTCCTGATAATGATTATGAATCTGGTGGTAGTGCATATATATTTAGAAGGAAAGATTCAGCATGGAGCGAATATGGTAAACTAACAGCCAGTAGTTTTGGAAATAATGCATTTGGTATTTCTGTTGATATTGGCGATCATAACATAATCGTTGGAGAAAGTACCAATATAATATATGATAACCCAAGTGTTTATATATTTCAAGATATAGCAATTTGTTATCATCCTGATACAATGATAATGACAGATCAAGGTTATGTAAAAATAACGAAATTACAACGTGGTGATATGATTAAAACATTAACGGGATATGAACCTCTAGCTAGATTAATTCAACGACCTCCTGATAAAAAAAATGATGAATATATTGTATTCGAAAAAGATTCTATTGATACTAATATACCAAATAATAAATTAATAATAACTAAAGGACATCCTGTTTATTATAATGATGATTATTTCAATCCTGAAGATTTTGTATATCATCCTAAATTTACACGTGTTCATTTTGAAGAAATGACAGTATCAAGTTTATTCCATTTACAATTTGAAACCCATCAAGTTATTTATTCTAATAATTTTACCACAACCTCTTTCCCACCAACAACAACTTATGGTGATGGATATTTAAAAAGAGAATTATACTTTGACAAGAGTAAATTTAATGTTGAAAATATTGGTAAAATGTATCCACCATATTGTTTACATGACGTTCCTTTACCAAATAACAAGTTATTTGCATTATTATAACAGTTATTCCCTTATAGTTATAATATCTTCATTAACATTTTTTTCAATCAAATATTGTTTTAATTTCTCCATATGATATCCTTGTAAATGTAATACCGTAGTCATATTATTATTTATTTCTTTTTCCTTAATTGAACCATTACAACCTAAACTTCTTTTTAAATTTTTAAGATGGTCTTTGAGTTCTTCTATTGGTATCTCCCAACCAGATAAATAGATATTAGTTTTGCGTCCGCGTTTTTCAACTGTAATTAAAAGTTTTTCTTCCAAAAATATATCATTCGTATTATTTGCTTCATTTTCAAAGGGATTCATTAATTAAATCCATATGTATTAATAAATTAATTAGTAAAATTATCAATTTTTATTTTTGTATTAAAAATAAGTTTTAATTTGTGAGATTAGGAAAATACAAGTATTTTCCTAACTACAAATCAATTTTTATTTTTTCTACTGCGTCTTTAAAACTATATTTATAATTTTGATGCAGTCTAATACTTTCAAGTAATTGATAATTTCTTATAAATATAGTAGATAAAGACGAATCATTTTTTTTTTCTACACTAAATTTATCTGATGATTTTATAATTTCATCAGATATATACAATACTTTTCTTATCATAACTGTCTTATTTTTCCTATCTACACTGTAGATAAGAACAAAAAAATTCAAACCATTATTTTGTCTATTCAGGTAATCAAAATAATTACCATGTGACATCATTAAATCTATTGGAATCTTTTTAGCACTCAAACATTTAGATTTAACTTCATATGGTTCATTACAATTTGAACATATTAAATCCAAAGAAGGCGTATGATTACCAAGAACATCCAGAGTATACTTTTTACACTTTTGACATGGAATAGAATTAGAAATAAAACGTTCCATAAAAGTTCCTATCTCCTTTTTCAAAAAAGGTGCAATTTTCGCTTCTTGTGGACAAGAACGACAATTATGTAAGCCTCCACAAAAATGACATTTATGTACAATATTATTTATACGTAGCATTTATATTAAGTAGTAATGGTAATAAGTTGATTTATTTCAATTTTTATTTTGTGAGATTAGGAAAATACAAGTATTTTCCTAACTACAAATGCAATCTCGATTGCTTTTCTATATACAAACGAAGTGCAATGCAATCCTGATTGCAGGGATGCGCTTTGGAAATTAAAATATAAGTTAATACATATATTAAATGTTACGAACATTGAAATATATAATCCATTATGGTAAAAAAAATGATGATTATACAAGAATTGAAAAATATAGATTATATATTAGCGAAATACTCAAAAATAATGATTTAAAAACTCCTTTTAAAGAAAATAAATTTTATCTTTTTTTACTACAAGATGACTTTAATCAATTTAATCCATGGTTGGAAATATGCGGTGCTAAGAATAATTTTGATATGAATATCGAAAAATTACATACTATAATTAATATTTTTAATAAAAGCGATAGTATAATATCCTTTAAAAAACTATTTGAAATTAACAAAATGTGGTATACTTTTTTCTATACATCTGCTGATATAGAAGGTAATTTGTATCCTAATGAACAACGTTACGGTGTCAGTAAACAATATGTTGATGATATAATTATTATACAAAAATTAACCATGCCATCATATGACCAAATTAGTTTACAAGATGCAATTACTTTTTATCAGAATCTTAAATTTATTTATTATTATGTTGATAAATATTGATTTTTATTAACTTATATATATAAATGATTAATATATATATAAATTAAATGAATATTAATCAACATACTGATGATATATATTATAGATATAAAATGCCTGAATTAATCTCACGATTATGTGGAAGAGGCAATGGTAGTTTTACTATTCTTGATAATATTAATGAAATAAGTGATACCTTAAATACTCCATCTACTATCTTGTTAAATTTTATAGCACGTTCGTTAGGTTCTTCTTGTAATGATGATAAAAAAACTATTACTGGGCATTACCAAACATTAGAATTAATTGACTCGATTTATAAATTTATTGATTTTTTTGTTATTTGTCCTAAATGTACTATACCCGAATTAATTCCTAAAATAATAGGTAATAAAAAAAATAAACAGGTACAAGTATCTTGTTCTGCATGTGGACATATTGAAACTCTAAATACAAATAATAATGTTAATAATAAAACAATTGACCAGTTAATTAAATATTATGAAAAAAATACCTATACAATTAAAAAAGGTAATATAATTGAACAAGAAATATGCGATAAAAATTATACCGATTTATTTAATCCATTTTAATTAAATCAAAGAAAGAAATGATTTTTCGATTTTTTCGAATTCCATTGTAGATGGCCAATAAACATATTCTGTATTATGATGGAAATTATTTTGATTATGACTAAACACAACCTTTTCTTTACTACAACTATCCATCATAAAGTTCTTTTTAACAACTAGATGATGAATAATATGATCCAGTTGATTAATATTAGTTAATAGTTTATAACTATATTTTTCACGGAAAAGAGCGGAACCACCTGATGTCTCTTCGCGAACAATTTTATCATTATGTTGAGTAAAAAATGTACTGCTTTCGCTTAAAATAAATTGTGACATTACTATATTAATGATACTTTTATAATATATGTTTATATCAATTTTTATTATAACAAAAACCTTAGGTTTTTGTTATAATAACTCCAATGCATAGCATTGCATAGGGTTTATGCAATCATGATTGCTTTATTATAAATAAAATCAATGTCCGGATACAATTTTTTATTAACACATTTATATTATTGCGATGCTTGACTTGTAATAATATAATAATGGTTAATAAGTTTTAATTTGGAAAGAAAAGAAAAAAAGAGTTTTTTTCTTTCCCCAAATCAATTTTTATTATAACAAAAACCTTAGGTTTTTGTTATAATAACTGCAATGCATAGCATTGCATAGGGTTTATTGATTTTATGCTATCATAGGTGCTTTAATTCCTGGATGACACTCATAATCTATTATCTTATAATCCCCATAGACTGAATTTTCCACTTGCTTAATTGTACTAAACTTGGGAATTTCTAGTTTGGGTAATTTATATGGTAATCTTGATAATTGTTTAATAACTGCCTCATAATGTTCTTTATATATATGACAATCACCTAAAGATATAGATACTTTGTCTGGTTTTAAATTAGTTAATGAAGCAATAATATATAATAATAGTGTAGTTGATGCGATATTAAATGGTAACCCTAAAAACGAATCAGCACTTCTTTGATACATTTTAACAGACAGGTATGATTCATTTACATAAAACTGTAAAATTAAAGAATGACATGGATACAATACACCTTCCATTACTTGACTAGGATTATAATCTGTCATTAATAATCTTCTACTAGATGGATTATTTTTTATTTCTGTTATCAAGTTAGTTAATTGATCAATACCTGTTATATTTGTTGCTGTATTATATGGTTTATTAAAAAATCGCCATTGATATCCATACATGGGTCCCATATCACCTATTTGATAATCATTACATGGTGGTCCTAAATTATCTAAAAACTCTCGGGTAGTATTCCCATTCCAAATCTTTACACCGTTCTGACTAAGGTTAGAGGTATTTGTATCTCCTCTAATAAAAAATAATAGTTCTTCGACAATACCTTTCCAAAACATTCTTTTTGTTGTTAGTAATGGGAAACTATCAGAAACATCAAATGATAATTCTCGTCCAAATACCGAATTAGTATACCCGTTACGTGTCATTCTTTTTTCTCCATTTATCAAAACATCTTGTAAGAGTTTGATATATTGTTGTTCGGCATTTAAAATAGGTTTGTTAATGCAAAAATATAAACTACACGCGTTATCATTTTTCTTATTAACATCAGTAACTCGTACAGTTTTACAAGGGGTCATTTTAGGTAATTCTACACTTGTATCACAAGCAAAGTCATGATCTATGTTAGTATGATATATTAGATTTATATCGGGATGCCGAAAAGCTTGTTCATAAACTTGTGCTCCACCAATAACCCATATATTATTTGTATATTGTGAACCATTAATTTGATACGCCATTTCTAAAGCATCATGAAATGATCTAACACATGAATATTTATTATTAAATTTTATTTCTAACGTGGATGAAATAACAATATTTATTCTATTCGGTAAATATTGTTTTGGTAATGATTCTATCGTTTTTCTACCCATAATAACAATTGCTTTGTCAAATATATTGTTGCTTTTAGTTATATTTCTAAAAAATTCCATATCTTTAGAAAAATTCCATGGTATATCATTATTTAAACCTATACCTCCATTAATATCTGTTGCTAGAATTATATTGAACATTAAATTATTTATATATATAAATAATTTAATGTATAAATCAATTTTTATTTTTGTGTTAGCTTTACTATTAACAGACATATATAGGATAGAATTTTACAAGTGGATTTATATATATTTATTTCTGTAAAAAGTAAATAATTAATAATGCAACAATTGTAAATATAACATCTGCAATAAGAGCAATTTTTAGATTAATAATTTTTTTACCAGTAATACCTTGTGGACCCATTTCGCCAACTTTACCTTCTGGACCAACTTTACCTTCTGGACCAACTTTACCTTCTGGACCTTCTGGACCTTCTGGACCTTCTGGACCAACTTTACCTTCTGGACCAACTTTACCTTCTGGACCAACTTTACCTTCTGGACCAACTTTACCTTCTGGACCAACTTTACCTTCTAGACCAACTTT